AATGTTGACTTACCAGAATCTACTAGCAAAGATAGTTTAGGTTGGAAAGAGGTTATACCAGGTGTTAAATCTGGTACTTTAAGCTGTGAATGTTTAACAGATTATTCTGATACTTTAAATTTTGAGCAGTTAGCCGATATGGTGATAACTAAACAAAAGGCAACTTTCTATTTTAAAGACAATGTAAATCCTAAATTAATTGTTAGAGGTGAGGGGTTTATAAATTCAGTTGATGAAACTGCCGCTTTTGAAACTGCAACAAGTTTTAACCTAGAGATTAATCTAACTGGTGTATTTTCTATAACAGATCCTAGTGTTGGTTTAACTTGGGATAATGTATTTGCTAAGTGGGAAGATATTGCCACAAACTGGGAAGATGTATAATTTTTTTATTTGTATATTTGTTAAAGATTAATAATTTAAAAAATATATAAATGGCTACAACTGGAGTATTTAATGGTACTGATTTACTACTAAAATTAACTGATGGTACAGCAATAGCAACATCAACTATTATTGGACATTCAACATCTTGTTCACTTTCCCTTTCTAATGACTTGCCAGAAGCAACTACTAAAGACAGTAGCGGTTTTCAAGAAGTTATTGCTGGAGTTAAAAGTGGTGAAATTTCTTTTGAGGGATTAATTGCATATGATGATGATGCTAACCCAGTAGATTTTGCAGATATTCTTATAGCTCGTAGAGCTGTATCGTGGAGTTTTGGAACTGCTGAAACTGGGGATGCTGTATATTCTGGATCTGGATTTTTAAGCTCTGTTGAGATGAGTGCAGAAATGGAATCACCAGCAACATATAGTGGATCAATTACTATTAATGGGGCAATTTCTAAAGCATAATTTAGTAAATTCTAAATAAAATAAAAGGGGTATAATTTGAGGAACTATACCCCTATAAATATATATATATGGCAAACAAGAAACGAGGTTACTATACCCTAAAAATAGGTGGCAAAATGCGAACTATGCATTTTTCAATGAATTTCTGGAGCAACTTTACTGAATTTTTACAAGTACCATTAGATAAAATAGGTGATGTATTTAGTCAAGGTGTGTCTATAAAAGCAATTATTGGTTTAGTTTATTCTGGTTTATTAGCACATGATCAAGAACAAGGCAATGAAATTGACTATAATGAATTTAAAGTTGGGATGTGGCTTGAAGATTTTAACACTGAGCAATTAACAGATGTTGTTAAGTCAATGATGGAATCCAGAATATTAGGCAATGATCTTAATATGGGGGTTGCTAGAAATATTAAGAAAACTACAAAGCCGACTAAAGAGGGAAAGTAAGCAGCCAACTTGATTGGGATTCTCTTTTAGATTTTTACATTGGTCAGGTTGGCATAAACCCAGATAATTTTTGGAAAAATACATGGAAAGAAAATCATTTATTAGGTGAATCACACATGATACAAAACAATATGCTTTGGGAGCAATCAAGATATATTGCTACAATGTTATATAATGTAAATTGTACTAAACAAGGGCAAATGATTACACCAGATAAATTATTCCCATTGCCTCAAGATGTTTACTTAGGCAAAGGAAAACCAAAATCAACAAAAGATAAATTTATTAAATTTAGGGAAAAGGTAAAACAATCTAAGCTACCAAAATAGGTGGCTTATTTTTTTTGTATTTTTGGTAAAAATTAATTCATGGCAAAATTAAGATTAGATTTACAGCTAACTGGTTTTCAAAAGGCATCAAGTAAATTAAAACAATTTGGTGATAAAATGAAGTCAGTCGGCTCTAGTTTATCGGCAATTAGTTTACCCTTGGCTATTGCTGGTGGTGCTGCAATTAAAATGGGTGCTGACTTTGACAAAAATATCACAAAAATAAAAGCATTAGTTGGGGCAACAGAGCAAGATTTAAAAGATTTTTCTGATGCATCTAAAAGAATGGCAAAGGAAACTGGTTTGTCATCAAAGGAAACTAGTGATGCTATGTTTTTTATTGCATCTGCTGGCTTAGAGGGTGCTGAGGCAATATCAGTATTAGAACAAGCATCTAAAGCTAGTGCTGCTGGCTTAGGTAATGTTTCACAAATTGCTGATTTAGCAACATCGGCATTAAATGCTTATGGTAGTGAAGCATTATCTGCTGAGGGTGCAACAGATGTATTAACAGCGGCAGTTAGAGAGGGGAAACTAAATAGTGAGGAGTTGGCTGGTGCAATGGGTGGTGTTTTACCAATTGCATCTAATTTAGGTGTTAGCTTTGATGAGGTTGGTGCAACTTTAGCAGCAATGTCAAGAACTGGTACAAATGCAGCAAATGGTGCAACTCAGCTTAATAGTATTTTAGCTGGGTTATTAAAACCTACAAATCAAGCTGAGGAAGCTCTAAATGAAATGGGTTTAACAAGTGCTGGATTAAAACAACAAATAAAAGATGAGGGTTTATTATCTGTATTAGAAACTCTAAAAACTGAGTTTGATAAAAATGCAGATGCGGCGGCTCAAGTGTTTCCAAATATTAGAGCATTAAAAGGTGTTTTGGATTTAACTGGTAAATCAGCTGAAACAACAAAAGAAATATTTGATGAATTAAACAAAGCTCAAGGTGCAACTAAAAAAGCATTTGATGATACTGCAAAAAGTGCATCATTTAGATTAACAAAATCTTTAAATGGTGTTAAAGAATCTTTTGCATCTGTTGGAACTGTTTTACTTAATTCCCTATTGCCAGTTATTGAAAAAATAGCTGGTGGCATTGAAACATTATTTACAAGATTTACACAATTAGATAGTACAACGCAAAATATAATAATTGGTTTTGGTTTGTTTGTTACTGCTATTGGACCAGTATTATTAGCAGTTGGCACATTAACATCTGTAATTGGTATAATGGCTAGTGGTTTTGCAACTTTAAAAATTGCTTTAATTGCGGCCAAAGGTGGTTTTGTAAAATTAACAGTTGCTATGATGGCAAATCCATTTATTGCTATTGGAACTGCATTTGCAGTTTTAATTGGATATATAATTACTATGGGTAATAAAATGGCACCTTTGATAAGTAAGTGGCAAACATTTAAAAATATATTAAAATCTGGTGGCTCATATTCAAAATTTGCTACACTACAATTAATTGATCAAAATGCCGCCTTAAAAAAACAAAAAGAGGAAGCAAATAAAACAAAAAAAGAACTTGATTTATTAAATCAATCTAATGTAAAAATTGTAACCCCTATTGCTAATACTAATACCGCTTTAGAAACTACTGCAACAAGATTAAAAGCAATTAGTGTTAATGCTATTAGTGTTAAAGAGGGTTTTGCTAGAGTTGGTGAGGGTGTACAAATTGTTGGAACTGTTTTATTAGAATCAATTGAACCAGTTGTAAAAAAGACAACACAATTAAGCAACATATTACAAATGGTTGGACAAGAAATACCAAGTATGTTTACAGCAGCTTTTGAAAGCATGATGAATGGTGAAAGTTTTATAAAATCACTTGGTAAAATGATACTTGGATTAATTAAAAAATTAGTTGCTGCGGCGGCGGCGGCATTAGTATTAAGCACATTATTAGGAGGAACTGGGTTAGGAAAAATTTTAAAAATTTCATCATCTTTTAAAGATCAATTTGGTAAAATGACTGGATTTGCAAAAGGTGGTATTGTATCTGGTCCAACTATGGGATTAATGGGTGAATATCCTGGAGTCAGATCAAACCCAGAAGTTATTGCACCCTTAGACAAATTAAAGTCAATGATTGGTGATAGAGGTGGCTCATCTAATGTCCAAGTAAGTGGTCAATTTGCACTTAAAGGTCAAGATTTAGTGGTTGCATTACAAAGAGCAGACAGAAACAGAAACAGAATTAAATAATGGCATACGGAGTTAAATTTAGATTAGAATTTTCTGATGATTTAGAAAATGGCAAAAAAATAGAAATCTTAAAAGATGGCTACACTGGAACTGTTTATGATCTAGTAGGCACTAATGATCCAGTACAAATTAGCTGGGATCAAGATGATAATTTTTATAATCCTATAATTGGCTCAACTTGTCAAATAAATCTTTTTGTTACAGATACAACAAATTATGATGATTTTTATATTGCTGATGAGAGAGAATATAAAATTAAAATTTCTTATAAAGATTCTAGTAATAATTACCAAACTTATTGGCAAGGGTGGCTATTAGTAGATCAATTTCAAGAAGCAGTTACTAGCACACCATATCCTATAACTTTAAGAGGTTATGATGGTTTAGGTAGTTTAGATGGATTTACTATGCCATTAGTTAATTCAAGTGGAACTGAATTAAATGGTGTTTTTATGGATTTTTTACATGAAATATTAGAAAATATAAACTTAGGTTTTGATATTTATGTTTCAAATGATATAAAAAAAAATGCATCAATATCAGGTTATAATATTTATGATCAAAAAACAGATATATTTGACAATATTAGTGCTACAAGTTTTTTTAAAGATGGTATTGATCCTAAAAATTGTAAAGAAGTTTTAGAACAAATTTTAAAATTTACAAACTCTAGGATTTTTCAAAGTTATTGCAAATGGTATATAATAAACAACTCAAGTTATAGCGAGCAATCAGTAAAAGATAGTAGTGCAACAACAGCAAATGGTGGCACAATACCAACTGGCATAAGAGCTGCTGAAACTGCAAGTTTACAAGCTAACAATGATGAGGATATAAAATATGATATTTATAATTCAGCTGGTGTATATCAATCTACTAGCACAGTTGATGTTTTATCTATTGTGCCAAGTGATTTACAACCTATTGGCAATAACTTAACAAAAGAATTTTTACGACCATTAAAACAATATACACAAAGTGTTAAGATGGAAGGTTTTTTTAGCACAAATATTATAAATAATTCTGGATTTGAATTTGGCACATCTGGCTGGACATTAACAAATAGTAGTGTTGTAAGTGATTTTAGTTTTCAAGGTGATGCATCTTTAAAATCTACTAATTTACAAACATCTGCTAGTGGAACTGGTGTAACTGCTACATTAGTAAATTATATTGATGAAGCTGGATCTGATTTTGTAGGTTATAAATTAAAAATAAATAATTTTTTTAACTCAACATCTAGTGTTGTTAGAGGTTTTAGATGGCAAGTCAAGGCAGTTGCCGTTGTTTTGCCAGGTGATCCCCCAATAGCAAATAGATATTGGGATGGGAATACTTGGACAACAACAGCCACTATTAATGAAGTTAATATTGTAAATAATAGAAGGTGGAAAAGCTATGATTTTACAGCACCATCATTGCCAAATAATGCATGGCATTTATATTTTTACTTGTATGATCCCTTTCAAACTAGTAGCACATCTGGTTTTACAGATACACATTGGGATTCTATAATTTTAGACAAAGTATATATTAATGAAGATGGTCAAAGATCTGAGTTTTTTCAAAAATTTGATTTATTACAATTTGTTAGAAAACGTACTGGTAATTTTTCTGGTATATTAAATTTAGATGGTTTGATTTTAACTAATCAAGAATATTCTAAAATAAGTGGTGAATTTTATAGATCAAGAGATAAAACAAACTATTTAAAATCATTAGAACAAATTACAACTCAACAAGTCATAAATGATTATAGAGATTTTTTAGTTAGATACGAGGGCGATTTATATAACAATAATATTTTGCCAATAGGTTTACATAATAAAATATGGATTAACTTTGGATCAAGTGTTTTACAAGAGCCAGTTAGTTGCTATATAGATTCAATGAGTTATAATCTTAAAAAAAATACATATAATATAATAATGCATATACCAAATCAAAATGATGACTTATCAAACGATTTTGTAATAAAGTTTTAACTTTTTTCTTTTCCTTGTTTGCTGTGAAAACCCTCTTAGTGCCTAACACTTTGGGGGTTTTCTTTTATAAATAAATTAAAATAATTCTTTTATTTAAAAATTTTTT